TATTCACCTGCTTCATAGTGCGAAGGTGCTCCTGAATCTCTTGGGGCCGGACATCGTCAAACCACCCAATGTCAAGCAGGAACTGGAGCATTATGGGCAGCGTCTCGGCAACGACAGTGCACAAAGAGAAGATGCCTTCGTAAACTGTTCCCTCTTCGCCGTGTTCTTCCACCACAAACAGGCATCCAAGTTTGCGCGCCCTTTTTCGCAGAACCACTAAGTCCTCGCGCTGGAACCGGAACTGATAACTAACTACACTTGTGGACATGTGCTTTCTCCTTGGGCTGACGTTTCTTTTGTGTAAATCTGCGCTTGCACACGACACATTGAACAGAGAAGTATCGTCGGGTGCTCCACTGGGGGCTTACCCGCTCACCGCAGTGCCATCCAATCATATCGCCGCCCACTTCATGTTTTTGATGTGGGCCGCAATGTCGTCGGGGTGCATGCCGTCAAAGAAGCCAATGTCGCAGGCAAACTTCACCAGCGTAGCCGCACTCGGGCCAACGACCGTGCACGTCGCTAGCCCGTTAAAGACGCCAAGCCCATGTGATTCCTCTGCCACAAACAAGCATCCATACGCACGGGCTGTCTGTTGTGGCTCGTGCAATTCGTTGGCTTCCCAACGAAATGACCAAGCGCATACATCTGTGGACATGTGTACTCCTTTGCGGGGCGGGACTAACCCGCCCCGCGCTGAGGTTAGTCTTTACGGATGATGTAGCCGTTAGCCTCCAGCCCCGCCTGAATGTCAGCGCGGTCTTTGGGGGTCAGCTGCTTGAGTTCGTCGGCGAAGTCCTTGAGGCCCTGCTCCGGCTTAAAGCCGAAGAAGTCCTTGCAGGCACCAACGAAGGCCATCGGTGCCTTCTTTTCATTGTCGGCCATCTTTACTCCTTTCATGGTCTTGTGGACGGTATTGCCCACAACCCTATGTTACCATCGGGCTATATCTAGTGCAAGTTCGTTGGTTGGTCATTGGTTGGGTAGAGGGCATTGCGCCTCACGCTCCGTGATGCTAGTGATGGGCCTGGGAGTAAATCAGGCCCATCGTCTAAATAACTGGTTTACTTACCCCTATTAATCTTTGATGGGCCTGATGGGCCTGATGTATGTAGTTAGTATGGAATTTATGCCACCCATAACACCTCGTTTGAACGGGCTGTGTTGCTAGGCAGGCCCATCGCCCCATCAGGCCCATCAATTCCCCTCCCAAAGGCTAAAAACCGGGGAAATTGGCGCATCGATGGCCCGAAAAAGCGCACGGCGCATGGGTCGTGCACCAAAAGAGTGCGTACAGAGCGCGAAGCGCCCCGAGCCCGACCTAGGAGTTCTTTTCCAGAGAACCCCGAACCCCGACATAATGAGGATGAGTTGGCCCCCGGGTCGGATATCTCTGGAAGACGACAGACGAAAAAGAAAGGGGCGCCTGGACAGGGCGCCCCTCTCGGGGGTTACTGCTGGAAGCGGATGTACCCGCTGCGGAAGCTGCGGCGGAGCGCCCGGCTGCTAACCCCGGCGGACTTGAGGTCCGCTACGGTGGCTGCCGGCGTCAGCTGCAAGGCCTCTGCCAGCTTGGGCCATTGTGCGCCGAGCGCCGTAGCGTCCACCACCACGACTTTGGCAGCGGTCGGCACGCGGCCGCCCTCGCCATTGTCGTAGCCGTAGACCCCGCGCCGCTGCGGATTCTCGCCCTTAGTGGGGCGAACCAGCGTGGCGCGGACCGGCGCGGCGGGGTCGACCGGCGGGATGGCGGCATTGGCCGACCGGGCAGCGCCCAGCGACCGCGCTTCCGGGGCCGACTTGGCTTCCGGCTGCTGCTTTTGCTTCTTGGACATGTTAGGCTCCTTTGCCTATGTGCTACCGGCCCATCCGGTAGCTATAAGGTTAGGCACCGCGGATGGCGTTTAGTTGCAAAAACGTTTTTATGGGGGAATTAGCCTAGCTTATGGGGACACGGCGCACGGCGCGGGGATGTTGCAGCGCAGCACGGAGCGCGCCACGCCTTGGAATAACCCTGCGGTTTCTGGGGTTTTTGTGCAGTGCAGCACCCCGGGGACGAGCCCCACTGATCACGGGGAGTGGATTTTGGCCCGAGGTATTTTGGCCCCAGGAATCTAAAATCCGTATATGAGTTGAGGCGCATGGCGTTTAGAATTTGGAACTAAGCGTTTAGAATTTGGAATTTTGAAAATGAAAAAATACCCATTGCAATATGATTCATAGTATGTTACACTGACAGGTATGAGTGTAGATGTTCTACCTCCGGAGGAAAGTGTAGAGGATGAAGAATTCGACGCTGTGCTCACAGACGTCGCTCAATCACCTCGTCATCACTCTGTTCCTCGTAAAGTTAGCCGGAAACGGCTAGAGCAGGCATTCCTTAGTGCATTCGAACTGATTGGAGGGGTTCCGCGCCTTGCGCTCTGGGCAGACAAAAATCCCGGGCAGTTCTATTCGCTATCTGCCAAACTGTTTCCACAGAAAGTGGATGCACGTGTGACGGATACTTCATTGAGCGCCGCGCTGAGGCAACTAGGACCTGCTCATAATGTCCACAGAGCTGAAGAACCGAATAGTTAAGTGGCGAGAGGGTGGCCCGGCGTTATTCGCCGTGGAAGCTCTTGGCGTCCCCCCAGAGTGGGATCCAGCTACAGGAACAGGGGTCTTACCGTGGCAGTGGGAGGCCAGTAAAAAGATTGTTGAGCGGCACCGCCTGAGTATTAGGTCAGGCCACGGTATTGGGAAATCAGCCTTTTTGTCATGGTCAATTCTTTGGTTCATGACATGTTACTTCCCCACAAAAGTTCCATGCACCGCGCCCACGGCTCACCAGCTGTCTGACGTTCTCTGGGCGGAGCTCGCGAAATGGCATCGCATATATGAGGAGCGCGTACCCGCGTTAGCGGGTCAGTTTGAGTGGACTAAAGATGAGTTCCGTATGAAAGACGCCCCAAAGGAGTCTTTCGCGGTAGCGCGAACTGCACGCGCTGATAAGCCAGAGGCTTTGCAGGGCTTTCACTCGGACAACCTCCTCATCCTAGTGGACGAAGCCTCTGGCGTCCCTGACATCATCTTTGAGGTGGGTCAGGGCGCGTTGTCCTCGGTACATGCCTTCGTTATTCTAACAGGGAACCCAACTAGGACGACAGGATTCTTTTTTGAAACGCACAATCGCTTGAGAGAGCGGTGGGCGACTATGGCAGTGAACGGCGAGGAGGTGCCACTTGTCAGCAAACAATTCATCGAAGATATTTCCCATCAATACGGTGCAGACAGTAACGTCTACAAAGTCCGCGTTAAGGGCGAATTCCCAACCAGTGAAGACGATGCAGTCATCCCGCTCGAACTGTGTGAGTCTGCACTCATTAGAGATGTGGAGGTGTTCGGGACAGTTCGTTGGGGGGTGGATGTGGCGCGATTCGGGGATGACCGTACTGTCCTTGTAAAACGGAGAGAAAATGGCACGACGGAAAAACACAAAGCGTGGAGCGGCACGGACACCATGCAAACGTCCGGGCGGATCTATGCTGAGTATCTGGACACACCGCTGAATGAAAGGCCGGAACAAATCTTCGTTGACGTCATCGGCATTGGAGCCGGAGTCGCTGATCGACTGTCAGAACTCGGACTTCCTATCGTCCCCGTCAACGTCGCAGAAGCAAGCTCATACAACGAACAATACAACCGACTCAGGGACGAGCTTTGGTTTATGGCTCGAAAGGCATTGGAGCGTTTGGATTTCAAACTCGAAGAAGATGAAACGCTCGTCGCTGAGCTTTCCCTACCAAAATACAAGTTCACGTCGAGCGGGAAACTCCAAGTCGAAAGTAAAGACGACTTGAAGAAACGCTACCCGCGCTCACCTGACGTAGCCGACGCGTTTTGCTTGACGTTTGGAATGGTAGGCGTTCACACTGGCAAGCAATCTTTTGAACCAGAAGCATATGAGGATGGAGTTTAATTATGGGTGTTCCTACTGACGCCCCCGTCACCAAAACTATGGACTGGGAAGCTCTTGTTCGCGAGGCATGGGGTGACGATTGGCATGAAAAAGAGGTAGTGTATGAATTTTCTGGTGGAGCTAAGCGAAAAAGTACGGACGAAACTCCGGGCACTGGAAGTATTTACCAAACGAGTTAAGCAATGGCTATTATCTACGTGGACGGGGATTCGCCAATCTCTGAGCAGTTTGCTAAAGAAGCTGCGGAGGCGTTGTTTGATGCTTATCCAAATCATTCGTGGTGGGTAGAATGCCGTGGTGGTATTATGATCATAAAGCATTTCATGTTGTCGGGGCTCCGGGGAGTGATTGGGATGGTCAGACATATGTCAGCGATGGAACACGATGCGAAGAAACGCAAGAAGGATATCATCATGTCTGCCGGGGAACTGTTAGAACGAGCGCACATGCGCCGGGGCGCGTACACGGGGGATATGCCTACGATTATGGAGCTTGAAACTGAACAACAGGTCAAGCGGTTTATCGCCCCGCAGCATGTGAAGGTAATTCACTGATGGCTGCTAACGAAGCATTTTTGGAATTAGCAAAAGAAGCCTACGAGCAGTCTACGAGTTATTTTGAGTCGAACTATCGTAAGCAATTCGAAGATGGGCTGCGTATGTTTCAATCGCGGCACCCCCAGGATTCAAAATATCTTAGCGGAAACTACAAGCATCGTTCAAAACTTTTCCGTCCTAAGACTAGAAGTATGATTCGTAAGGCAGAATCTTCGGCTGCCATTGCGTTCTTTAGTTCGCCAGATTTTGTACAGGTTGACCCGGTCAACACCACAGATCAAATTCAGGCAGAAAGCTCCCAAATTATGAAGGGGCTTCTGCAAGAGCGACTTACGAAAGATGTAACGTGGTTTCTAAACGTCATGGGTGGTCTGCAAGACGCTATGAACGTTGGCCTCGTTGCATCATTGCAGTATTGGGACTATGAGTCTGAAGTAGTCGAAGCGCCCATGGAGGCGCAGATGCCAGACGGCACACCGGTCACAGTAATGGGTGAGCAGGAGAGCGTACTCCGCGATGAACCTTGCTGTGAGCTTCTACCTATTGAGAATATTAAGTTCTCCCCCGCAGCGAAATGGTATAATGTTGCAGAAACATCGCCATATCTTATCATTGAAATGCCGATGTATGTAAATGACGTTGAAGCACGGATGGAAAGTGGTGGGGAGTATCAGTGGATACAGCATGATCGAGAAACTATTCTCGAAGCCAAAGTTTCAGAGGAAAATACGCTGCGCGGGTCGCGTAATGATGATAAGGAAAGTGCTGAGCAGGTAACTTCTGAAACCAATAACTTTGACGTAGTTCAGGTACATCTTAACTTTATTCGCGTAGGTAACAAGGATTTTTGTTTCTACACCTTGAAAGACATGCACATGCTTTCAAATCCGGTAGAGACAAAGCAAATGTTCAAGCACTGTGACCAATTCCGGCAGCGTCCGGTTGTGATTGGCTTTTGTGTGATTGAAACGCACAAGGCTATTCCGCAGAGTCCCGCACTGCTTGGAAAAGACCTCCAAACGGAGGCGAACGTAGTCGCCAACACACGTTTGGACAACGTTCTGTATGTCCTCAATAAGAGATGGGTTGTGAAGAGGGGCTCCCAGATTGATACTGAGGCCATTGTGAGGAACGTACCGGGCGGCGTTGTGATGGCAAACAACGTAGATTCTGACCTACGAGAGATTAATTGGGCAGATGTAACGAGCTCTGCCTATGCTGAGCAAGATCGTATCAACGTTGATTACGATGAATTGCTCGGTAATTTCGCCCAATCTTCAGTAATGACTAACCGTAAACTCAACGAGACGGTTGGCGGAATGCGCATGATGGCGCAGGGGGCGAATGCAGTCACTGAATACACTCTGCGCGTCTTTACAGAAACCTGGCTTCAGCCTGTGCTCCGGCAACTTATGAAAATGGAGCAGTATTACGAGAGTGATGAGCGAATTTTGGCGATTGCTGGACAAAAATCGCAGATGTTTATACGCCGAGGTCTGCCTAATGTTCCCCCGTACATGCTTGAGCAGGAACTTACGCTTACCGTGAGCGTGGGCATGGGTGCAACTGACCCAGATACTCGTTTTCAGCGGTTTATGCAGGCGACTGGGGCGTATACTCAACTTGCCCAGAACGCCCCGCCTGATCTTAACCTCGCTGAGGTTCGTAAAGAGCTTTATGGGCTCGCTGGATTTAAGGATTCTACGCGGTTCTTCGCTAAACCAGATCCAAGGTTCCTGCAAGCCCAGAAGTTGGCGCAGCAAGCGGAAGACATTATTAAGAAAGGTGTTGAAGAAGGTAAGCAGAAACTTAGGGATCGAGAGGCTGCTGCGGATAGTAAGGAACACACTCTCGACGCTAAGCAGTTTGAAATCGAAGTCCGAGGACGTCTCCAAGATCTAGAAGAGCAGATTGGCGGGGCTATCCACAAGGCAGAGGTACGTGACATCAAACGTGATACAGCTGCCCAAGCTAAGGAGAAAGCTGCATGAACGATGATGTTGCAGAACTGTTGCAGAGCTTAGACTTAGAAACCAGAGGGTTATTTTCTGAGACGCTCCTCGGAGAAGATGCTGTTGAATTCGTGCGTGGCGATGTTGGCCGAGCAATGGTCGGTATTGCCAAGCAGGAATGGATGGAAGCTCTTCTCGAACTTGAAACTGTTCCGTGGTGGCGGCGACGCCGCATTCGCACGTTACAGAGTAAGGCGTGGAGGGCTCGGTCCTTTATCCTTTGGTTGCGGGATCTTGTTGTTCAGGGACGACAGGCCGCAGCTGCCCTTGATGAACAAGATAGGAGAGCATCATGAGTGACGAAAAAGATCCCAAACTTAGCGGCGAAGATGCTGCGGCAGCTGAAGCTGATGATAATCAGGATTTTCAGCCAACTGCACAGAATGAAACACGCTCCCGTATGCTGGAGTCTATTGCAGAAAAGGTAGACGTTGCATACGAAGAATCAAATCGACAAGCAGCGGAGATGGATTATGAAGATGAAGATGGCAAAATTACTCAGCGGGGACAGCCTGCCGCAAAATCGGAAGATGCCGAATCAGCTTCAAGAGAGCCGTCTAGCGAATCAGACGAAGAAGGTGGCGAAGCTCCTACAACCCCAGAACGTACCGGGGGCGAAGAACCGCGGGTAGAATACCGTCTACCGCAAGATGGTGATGAACAACCACAACCGACTACAATTGAGGGATTTGACCCAGAAGCAGAATATGAACTTATTGTAGACGGTCAGAAAAGAAAATTCAAGGGTAGCAAGATTCTAGATGCTGGTACTCGCGCTTTACAGAAGCACGATACCGCAGATATGCGTCTTGACATTGCTACCCGGCTGATGAATGAAGCAGAACGTAGAGCTCAGGCTGCTGCATCCCAGGGCGAACAACCACGGGACCGGCAACCGGAGTCTAAAGAACCTTCGAGCAATGCTGATGAAGATGCTAGGCTTGCGGGTCTAGCAGAAAAGATTCAGTATGGCACGAGGGAAGAAGCGGCTGCTGCTTTGAAAGAACTTCATAGCACTGGCCGAGCAGTAAACCCTGAACAAGTGCTGCATTTCGTATCCAGCCAAATTGGACCGATGATTCAGCGCCAGATGGATTTCAGGGCGGCAGCAGATTGGGTGCAGGACGAGTACAAGGATCTCTTAGGGAACAAAATGACTCGACAGCTATTCTTTATGGAAGAGAACCGGCGACGGGCTCCTAAAGAACGCGGTGGGGAAGGTGACCGGAGAACCTACAGAGAGCTTTACAAGTCTATTGGGGACGACATCAGGAAGCAACTTGGTCTGCCCACCCCGGTGAAGCAAGCAAAGGCTACTCTACAAGAGCGCCAAGACAGCAAGCGAACCGGGCCACGAGTAGCAACTCCAACTGCTACGGGTAGAATTGAGTCAGCTCCTCAGAAAGAGGAGACCCACGAAGATGTCCTTAATGCGATGCGTAAGGCAAGACGACAACCAATTCATAGTTGAAAGGACCTAGAGTGGCACAGCTATTTTCTGTGAACAGTCTTGGCGGGTTTCTTTCGGCAAAGAATCTGTCTAAGGAACTGCGTCAGGCGCTTCAGCCTATGTCGCGGTTTCGGCAATTCTGCGACGTAAAAGATGCCGCTGGGAAAAACAAGGGCAACACGTTCACGTGGGACGTGGTGTCGGATGTGGCGACGGCAGGTGGAACTCTGGTGGAAACCAACACCATGCCGGAAACCCAATTCACGATCACGCAAGCCACGCTGACGATTACGGAATATGGCAACAGCGTTCCGTATTCGGGCAAGCTGGAAGCGTTGTCGGAAATTGGAGTTCGTACTCCGGTCACCAAGGCGCTTCGTAATGATGCGAAGAAAGTGTTTGATCGGGCTGCCTACGCGCAGTTTTATCTTACCAAACTTCGTGTTGTTGGTGGTGCTTCTGGAGCCATTAGCTCCACGTCTGACGGTACTGCTACTGCGACGAACTCTATCGCGCTTGGTAGTGGTCACATCAAGACCATTGTTGATTTCATGAAGGAGCGTAACATCGATCCTTACGTGAATGATGACTATATGGCGATTGCGTGGCCGACCACCTATCGTACCCTGAAGAATAACATTGAGAGCCTGAAGCAGTATACTGAGACAGGGCTCAACATGATCTTCAATGGGGAGATTGGGCGCTATGAGTCTGTTCGCTTTGTTGAGCAGACCAACGTGGCGAAAGGCTACGGCAACACGACAGGTGCTTCGGGAACGGCTTGGCCGAACAGCGCACTCTCTGACTGGGCGTTCTTCTTTGGTGAGGACACTGTGGCTGAGGGTGTTGCTATTCCTGAAGAAATTCGGGCTAAAATCCCTGGCGACTACGGTCGTTCTAAAGGCGTGGCGTGGTACTATCTCGGTGGTTTCGGGATCGTGCATACTACGGCCTCAGAAAGCCGTATCGTTATGTGGGACACAGCTTCGTAATGTATAACGCGGGTCGTCTCCGCGCTGGTTTTGCTGTAACGTCTGGGAGCGGCCCCAGACGTAAAGCGAGGGCCTTCCTCCTCACATTATACGAGTGCCGTAGCAGGAGGCGCTACGGTAGGGAGAAGTAAATGGCTAGTGGACGGTATGACCATCCGGAGAACGTAATTACGCGGGACCAGCAGTATGATAAGGTCCCCATTACTGCCTCCACCCTTGCTGTGGCGAAGTTTCATGCTCGTGCCCTGATGTACGTGACGAATGTCATTGTTGGTATTCGTAGCGTTGCGTCGCTGGCGGCTCTGGGCATGGTTACTCATCACCACAGCTCCATCAGTGCTGCTGGATCCGTAGTTTCGGGGGCGACCCTGACCTGGGTTTCGGCAACCTCGGTGGGCTCTTATCACACGATGGCTCTGAACCGTACGATGAATGCTGGCGAAGCTCTTTCGCTGCTGTTCAACGACGCGAAGGGTAAAGTGTTCGTGGAGTACCAGTACCAACTGCTTCCGACTGTTTCGTAAGCAGAACCAACCAACCCGGGGGCTTCGGCCCCCGCTTATATGCGCGCTCACGTCGAAATTGAAAATACCGATCCAAAAATCCATGAAAATTGGATGAAGAAACACGGATTCGTTGAGGGGGTCGACGGTAAGTTTGATATTAGTCAGCACAAAGGTAAGGATCCAGAGGCGGCTGATGTTCTCTTCGCGCAAATTGCAGAAAATGCGAAACGCGCGATTTTACCCCTAACCAACGATGTTTATGATGACCGAACCTTCGTGATGGTATGCGGAGGGCCTTCTGTCGAAAACTATCTAGAGGAGATTCGAGAGAAGGTAAACAATCGCGATGAGTACTTAGTGGTTTGCTCTAATATGACAGCAGACTATCTAATGTCTCATAAAATTATTCCGCATGTTCACTTCATTATTGATCCAAAGAAGGGTAAGGCGAAAGACGTTGCAAACGCCAACCCCACTATTCAGTACTGGATTAACCTTGCCTGTCACCCCGCAGTCTTTGAAGTTCTAGAGCAAAAACACATCACGCCTTATGTTTTCCTGGCTGAATTTGAAGGGGAAGGAAAGGGAATGAAGACGGCGGTTGAAAATCTTCGCCCTGAAACTGGTGGTATCATGGGGTTGCAGGGAGGGACAATGGCCGGACTGAGGGCTCTTACATTGGCTGATGCCTTAGGGTTTCGGCGGGTTGAGATGTATGGGTTTGATGCTACGGCTAACATCAAGGATGGTAAGGCTCAGTTATACGCCTATCCTAAGAAACGCGGCGAAGCAATTATTGAGGTTGAGTGTGATAAGTGTGGTGAAAAGTTTCCCACAACTCTTGTTCTTCAAAACCAAGTTAATGAATTTCTATTCTGGCGCAAGGCTTTAGAATGGATTGACATTAAAATCATTGGTGGAGGCCTCATTAGTCATTATGTAGACCACATTCCTTCGCCGGAGTGGGCTGAATATCGGTGGACGGAAGAGTATAAGCAGATGCAGTTAGAGCTGCATAAGAATGAAAAGTATGGAAATACAGGCAAACAGTATGCTCAAATTTTCTTTCAAGCAATTTCGCAGCTTGCTAAGAAGCATGACGAAGTAACAGTTTTAGACTATGGTGCTGCGAAGGGTCGTACAGTGTCAGCAATTCAGAAGGAATACTGGATTCCCCCGCATGTTTCTTTTTATAACTTTGACCCATTTGTAGAGGAATACGCCGGAAAGCCTCAACCTGCGACGTTTGTAATCTGCACAGATGTAATGGAGCATGTGGAACCTGAGTGTACGATTGCTGTGTTAGACCATATTCAATACTTGACTAAGAATATGGTGTTTTTCAGTATTTCGTTGACTCCGGCCAAAAAGACATTACCGGATGGGCGCAACGCACATATTAATCTACGTGATCCTGAGTTTTGGCTGCGTAAAATTCGGCAACGTTTTATTCTTAGTGAGGCAAGTGTGCGAGGCGGTACGCTTTTTATCGTCGGTCAGGCCATTGGCGCTGTGAGGAGGTCCCGTGGTTTGGGATGTAAATAACGCTATTTCAAACGAATCGCCGAAGTGCCGGTTTGATATTGTTCGGTACACTCGCGGCGTGGGTCTTGATATTGGGTGTGGAATTGAAAAGGTATTTCCACACGCCATTGGAATTGATAGTGACATAGATGTAGAACTTTTTAACAAAAAGTCTAGAGCTGATATCATTGTTAAGGATGGAGCAGATCTACGAATCTTTGCCAGCCAAGAATATGATTGGGTATTCTCCAGTCATCTTCTTGAGCACATTGTAGATTACAAGGCCGCACTTAAAGAATGGTGGCGCTTGGTGAAGCAGGGCGGGTATTTGGTTCTATATCTCCCCCATAAAGACTTTTATCCAAATATTGGGCACGAACATGCTAATCCAGACCATAAGCACGACTTTGTCAACAAAGACATTGTTGATGCTATGCTGGAAGTTGGTAAGGGTGGGTGGGATCTTGTAGTAAATCAGGAAAGAAATGAACGTGATGAATATTCTTTCTTGCAGGTTTACAAGAAAACAAGTAACCATGAATTTAAATTTTCGTGCGAAGCTCCAAAGCCTAAGAAAACTGCTGCGGTCGTGCGATATGGAGCTTATGGGGATGCTATTCAGTGTTCTGGTGTGGTTGCTGAATTAAAGGCACAGGGATACCATGTAACATTCTACTGCACCCCGCGAGCTCTAGAAGTCATTAAAGAAGACCCAAATATTGATGATTTTTACATTCAAGATCGTGATCAGGTACCTAACCATCTTCTACAGTTTTTCTGGGAATGGGAGATGAGGAAGTACGATAAATGGGTAAATCTAACACAAACGACAGAAACACAATTTCTTTTAGATACTGAGCGGCCAGTTATTCACTGGCCCAAAGAACTTCGGCATAAACTCTGTAACCATAATTACGTCCAAGTGACGTATGAATCTGCAGGGTTGAAGTATGATGGAAAACCGAAAATTAAGTTCTACCCTACGCTAAAAGAAAAGAATTGGGCACATGATCAGATTAAGAAGTGGGGGGCAACCCCGCTAGTCGTATTTTCACTCAGTGGTTCCAGCCCACATAAGGTCTGGCCCCACATGGATCAACTTATTGCTCGTATTTTGCTAGAGTTTCCTAAATCTAGAATTGTACTCGTAGGTGCAGAACATGATCAAATTTTAGAAGATCCGTGGCGCAATGAGCATAGGGTAACTTGCTTCGCTGGTGAAATCTCTATTAGAAAAGCTATTACGCTTGCTCAAATGGCAGATTTTGTAGTTGGAACAGAAACGGGGGTTATGAATGCAATCTCTATGGAATCTGTTCCCAAGGCATGTATTCTAAGTCATTCTAGCCATGAGAACCTCACGCGGGATTGGGTTAACACTTTCGCAGTTTTTTCTACAATTACTGACTGCTATCCCTGTCATATTTTGCATCGTAGTTTTGACTATTGCCCTCAAAGTTTTGTTCATGGTACTGCTCAGTGTGCAGAAGATATTCCAGCTGATGCAGTCTGGGCTGCGTTTATCGAGTCTAGAAAGGAAGCGGCATGAATGCTGAAGAACTTCTAAACATGGCCCGTTCGTTATTGATGGACTCGCCCACACGTGAGGGTCAAGTAGAACCTAATCGTGTAGAGAATATGCAGGCGTGGGGAGCTTACTTTGACGATAAAAATAAAGATAGAGATGCAATTTACAATAGAATTAATAAATTACCGGATCAGGAACGTCTTGACTTTCTAAGGTTTATGGAACAATGGGAAATTCAGGATACACAGAGAAAACGGCGAATGCAAGTGGAAGAATATCAAAAGAATCTTAATAATCGTTTAGTACCTCCTGAGGAACAATGGCGCTGGACTCCACCGGGTCAACAGCAGAAACCTCTTAAGGGAGTACTCACATAATGGCTGATGAACTTAAAGCAATAGAACCAGATCCTTACATTGAAAAGTTAGCTTCTTTTCTTGGTAAGTATAGGGATGTTGCGAATCAAGTTCTTCGTCATACAGAATCCGGATATGGGCTTGGAAACTTATTGGTTGGTGATTCACCAGAACTTGTTGAAAATATGGCGTATGGATCTCCTCCGTGGCGTGGTAAAGGATACGGTACGGTACTTGATCCTCGCCTTAT